AACATCCGGTGTCGTCAATATCACCACGTTCCTTTCGTTTTAGCGCGAGAGCCATGCTATGCAGAGCTTTTAAGTCGTCCGGATCCATATCTTTCTGGACATCGAACAGCGCTTTCAGTTCTTTGTTTTCAAATATTTCTTGTGCTACCTGTGCAGTTTCGGTGTTTGTGTAGTATTCGTTGGAATTTTTCCCAGTGCGAATATATTCGGCAGTTACACCAAATAAATCAGCTATCTTCTGCAATTTAGCATCTTTAGGATTGCTTCTACCATTTTTCCAGTCTGAAAAAGTGGACTTTGTGATTCCAGTAGCCTTTGCTACGTCAGAGTCTTTCATCCCCTTGGAATCTCTTAACTTGCAATAAATTTCATACATAATACACCTCTAAATAATAAATTCTGAAATCAGTACAAAAAGTTATTGACAAGTTCTGAAATCCGCACTATAATAAAGCCATAAAGTTCGGAAATCAAAACAGAATTAAGTTTTAATTCATTTGTCAATGTATCTGGTAAATATATTGTATCTGATTTCCGAACTAAAATCAATAGAAAGT